GGCGTCATCGCCGACGTCGTCGATTGTCCGATCAACGACTTTAACAACACCGAGAAGCCGGGAATCGTCGCCGTCACGGCCGCAGATATGACCGAAACGCTGAAGCCGCACGCGGACGAGCTGGCGCAAACGGTGGCAGGCCTCGAGACGCAGTACAATCAGCCGGCAGACGAGAGCCAGGTCGCTGCGTTCAANANCGCNGTCGAATCGGCNCGGGCTGTCACCGTCGACGTGGACATCNCGCCCTTNACGCGTGCGAACCTGCGCACTATCCATCTCATTCCGCCGAAGACAATCGAGTCTTTACTCCCAGTGACGGAAGACTGAGTCAAGTCAGGGGATGAATCGCGAGGACGTACGGGACTGTATTTACGATATGAACCGCCCCAACTCCTCCTCAAACGCCTCTAGATGTTCCGCGGTCGATTGTGCATGCATCAAAAGATCGAACTGAGCTGCACTGAGTTTGGAACTGGGACTGCGGCTAGTCATCGTGAATGCAGCATGCCTCTGCTTCAAGCGACGTGGCCATGAGGCACCGATAATGCCAGCCTGACGCATACCGACATAGTCGGCTGTTTCTCTATAGAGCGTCCAATATCGCCCCTCGACGTGCTTGAATGATGTTTCGTCCTTCAGGGAGGCCACGGCGCCGGCGACATTCTCGATCGCTTCGCGATACGTTCGCAGCGCGCTTTGAACATTTAGGAGATTGGCCAAGCGTTCATCGGGTGACGCCTCGCCGAGCGACCGAAGGAGTCGCGCCCCTCGAAACCACTCCCAGAGGTTGACCAGCGAATTGAGGGCGACGAGAACCGAAGCCCCGATCACCCAGGCGAGCACATAGTACACTGGCGGCGCCAATCCCTCGGCCGCGCTCCATACCCAGACGACAACAGCATTGACGAGTGCACCCAATACGATCCCGAGTTTCGTTACCACCCAGCGGATCCCTTGGGTACGGACCTCTCGAACGAACCACGAATCAGGTTTCTCTTGCATGGCGCAGAACGTACCAGATCTCTGGGGCCAGCGCAGCATGTCGGTATCGGAGACTCCGACCTCCTAGCGTGGCGCGTTCCTACCGTCGGTTGTATGCTGTAGACTGACAATCCTGCTGTTGAGGCTAGCGCCTGCGCGTGACCAACACTTGGTCGCGCCGGGCGCTTTTCTCGTTTCTCCTGGAGAAATCACACATGCACGATCGCAACGGAAAGCCGCTGGCTGTTGGCGACAAGGTCGTCATCGAGGGCACGATCAAGGAGTGCCACGACCCGAGCCCCGAGCAGGAGTACTGCAACGTCCAGGTGCTCTGCGACGTGCCGATGGCAGGGAATCCGTACAGCGTCACGCTCAACGCCAAGCAGACGACCAAGGTCGAATAGGCCAATGTGCCGACGCGTCCTCGCCGTCCGTGCGCGCATCCTGGTGGGTGCCCTGCCCTCGTCGATGGTCTGTACTGCGACCGTCACCGGGATCTGCACGTGCGGCGGGACGCGCCCGATCGACCGAGCTCTAATGAGCGCCTCTACAACTGGCAGTGGCGCAAGGAGTCCAAGGCGTTCCTGCGAGAGAACCCGCTGTGCTACTACTGCGGGCTCCAGGGTAGGACAACCGCGGCGACCTGTGTTGACCACGCCGAACCACACCGCGGCGACCCCGAGAAGTTCTGGAATCGCCGGAACTGGAGAGCGAGCTGCGGCCCCTGCAACTCCGCCAAAGCAGCGCGCGACGAGGGTGGTTTCGGCAACCGCCGCAGGTTGTAAGTCATTGCGGCATAGTATCTTAAGGACACACGACCACCGGAAGGAGTTGCCGCCTGTCCCATTGAGAGGACACCGGCAAGAGTTGCCGGGGTATGGGGGGTCGAATCTTCCAAGGGGGGTGGGGTCCACGACCGCGTGGCTGAGTTCATTTGCACGCCGTCAAGTTTCGAAATTTTGCCATGGACGGCCCCTGGCGGCCTCGTGGCGGACCGAGGCTTCGCGCGCCCAACCACGGCCACGCCCGCGGCCGATCCGCGCGCTAGCCGGGCTAGCTGCCTGCGGGTGGCCCGTCGCGGAGGTCGTATGAGCCGAGTGCGGGTGTTCTGGCTCGAGCCGACTGAAGAGCGACAAGACAATTACCCCGTGTACGTTGCCGTCGGCGGCGGGCGTGACGGCGAGCGATTCACGCTTCGCGATGCGCCTCCGGGGGCGATGTGGGACGCCACGTGGATGCAGGCCGATCAGCGAACCGGGCCTGACGGAATCACGCTCGTCGTCCGACTGCCGAACGGCAGTGATTGGATGGTTGACGGCGAGTGCTCGAACTGCACGCGCACGCAGTGGGGGCCGAAAGAAGTCGACGGCAAGATGTGCGACAAGGTCTGGCTTGGCCGAACGCACTATTGCTGGGTGCGACACGGCGACCCGCGGACCGGCACTATCCATGTCGACAAGAACGGCGACACATGCAGCGCCGGCGCCGGGTCGATCTGGATCGGGAATTATCACGGGTTCCTGCATAACGGATATCTGGTGCCCGCATGAGCGCGATTTGCCGCAACGTCGCGCTTGTGCCGCAGCCGGTTCCCGCACGGAATAAAGGCGGCGATTGCTTCGCCTGTGCGACGCTCGCGGCGATGCGTCATCTCTTTCCCGAGAACCCGCCGACATTCGATCAATGCTGGGAAGCGTTCGAGGTCGAGAGCACCGATGCAGAGGGGGTGTCCCGGAAACATCTCAGCAACACGTTCCCGGGTATGCGCGGCGCACTCTGGAACTTGTACTCGGCGGGATGGAAGATCGAGATCGTCGCCGATCGAGTCGACCCTCGTCCTGGCGACCCAGAGCACGAATCGCACAACTGGGGCGCACAGGTCGGCGGATACGAGTATGCGCGCCGACTCGAGGCGTGGCTCCATGCGGGGTATGTCGCCCTCGGGAATCTGATGTACCGCCCGTGCAAGACTGGCGAATGGACTCTCAATCCCGACGGGAGCGTTCACCGCAACCACAACGATCATTTTGTGCTGTACGATGGCGTGCGTTCTGGATGGCGTCGTCACGCCGTAGTTGATGGTGCGCGAACCCTCGTCTATCAGGTGCACGTCGTCTGCTCCGCCAACGGCGGACGGTCGTACTGGATCGACGTTGATGATCTCCTGACGCAGCACGGCGCCGGCGGTTGGTGGCTCATCCGCCCCGACATGCGCGGCGAGCTTCCCGCCGAGGCTTCATGAGCGCCAGCCGAATCGTTTGCCCGCCGGTGGCCTCGTGGGTGGCGCCGCCCGACGAATCGGATCTGGCGTCGGTGCGGTACGACGAGCGCGAAGACACCTGGCTCGTGACGAACAACTTCCTCTCGCGGCCGACGTCGCTGAATGGCTGTCGAGGAATCCCGATTCCGAAAGGCTTCAAGACAGACCTCGCGTCGGTGCCACGCGTGTTCTGGAGTATCATCCCGCCGTATAAGCTCACGATCGAAGGCGCTGTTACGCACGACTGGCTGTATCGCCACGGCGGCTGCGTGAACGTCGTGACGGCGATCGGTGACACGTTGGCGCTCGAGAATCGCACGTACGCGCGCCCTCAGGCGGATCAGTTCTTTCTCGACTGGATGATCACCGAGGGCGTGCCGGAGTGGAAGCGCGATGTTGCGTACCGGGGTGTTCGCATCTTCGGCGTGTTCTCGTGGAAGCATCTCGCGGGCTCGGCGCAGGCGGCGGCCCTCAATGGGTAGCCGCGGCCCTGCCCCGACGCCGACGACCGTGCTGCAGATGCGCGGGACGTACCGCGAAGATCGTCACGGCGGCGAGCAGCCCCAGGGACCGCTGCTCACGACNGCGCCGCCGGCGCCGTNCTACCTCCGCACGCTCGCCGCGCAGATCTGGGACCAGAAGGCGGCACTGCTCGTGTCGATGAATCTCCTCACCGCCGCGGATCTCGCCTCGCTCGAGGGCTACTGTCTCGCGCACGAGCGCGCGATCGAGGCCGAGGCGGTCGTCGCGAAAGACGGACGCACGGTTCAGACGGCACAAGGCATCAAGCGTCATCCCGAGCTGCTCACCGCCGAGAAGGCCCGCGGTGACATGCGACGGTATGAACAGGAATTCGGCCTCACGCCGAGCGCGCGCGCGAGACTCAGACAGCCTGTGGTGCCCAAGCCGCCGGCCGCGAATCCGTTCAATGCCGTCGCCGAGGGCGCGGCGAGGAAACCGGCGTGAGCGAGTTCTATTCGGCGCCACGAGACTACGCCGCGATCGCGCTCCAGTACGCGCGTGATGTGGTCGACGGGCACACGCTCGCCTGCCAGTGGGTGATCAAGGCGTGTCGGCGGCAACTCAATGACCTCGAGCGTGCCGGCACCGACGACTTTCCCTATCGCTTCGACGAAACGCGGGGCGCGGTCGCGTGTCAGTTCGTCGAGCTCATGCCGCACACGAAGGGGAAATGGGCGCGTGGCGGCGAGCGAATCGTTTTGCAGCCGTGGCAGGTCTTCCACCGCATGGTGGTCTTCGGCTGGGTGCATGCCGAGACAGGCCTTCGTCGATTCCGAAAGGCGTACGTCTGCGTCCCGAGGAAGAACGGCAAGTCGATCGACGCGGCGGGAACGGCCCTGTACATGTTCGCCGCGGACGATGAACACGGCGCCGAGGTCTACTCTGGCGCGACGACCGAAAAGCAGGCGTGGGAGGTCTATCGCCCGGCTCGGCTGATGGCGCTCAAGACNCCGGAGTTCCTCGAGCAATTCGGCGTCGANGTTGGTGCGACGAANATGAACATCCCCGCCGACGGGAGTCGATTCGAACCGGTCATCGGCAAGCCGGGCGACGGCGCGTCGCCGAGTTGCGCCATCATCGACGAATACCACGAGCACGAGACGGACGATCTCGTCGACACGATGGAGACCGGCATGGGCGCGCGGGAGCAGCCGCTCACGCTGATCATCACCACGGCAGGAACGAACATCGAGTCGCCGTGCTATGCGCTGCAGCAAGACGTCCAGAAGGTGCTCGATGGTGTCGTCGAGAACGAGACGCTCTTTGGCATCATCTATACGTGCGACCCCGGCGACGATTGGACTTCTGATGTCGCGCTGCGCAAGGCGAATCCCAATTACGATGTCTCCGTTTCTGGCGAGTTTCTCCGCAGCAAGATCCGAGAAGCGGTGCAGTCCGCGCGCAAGCAGAACATCATCAAGACGAAGCACCTCAATATCTGGTGCTCGGCGCGCACGGCGTGGATGAATATGGAGGCGTGGAACGCGTGCGAAGATGCCTCGCTCAAGGACGCCGATTTCGAGGGAGAGCGCTGCTGCCTGACGCTCGATCTCTCTTCGAAGATCGACATCACGTCATCCGTCAAGACGTTCCGCCGTGAGATCGATGGCGTCACGCATTACTACGCGTTCTGTCGCTTCTATCTGCCCGAAGCTCGCGCCGAGGATCCCGATCGCCAGCACTATCAAGGCTGGATGCACGAGGGCTTGCTGACGGTCACGGACGGCAACGTGATCGATTACGGCAAGGTGTTCGACGACATCATCGACGACGGCCGGCGATTCGAGGTGGCTGAAGTCGCTGGCGATCCGTGGAACGCCACGAAGTTCATGCAGGATCTGCAGGCAGAGGG